CGATCGTCGTCAACACCGGGGGCAAGCTCTACATCCATGACGGCCACCACCGAATGACCGCGCAGAAGCTTATGGGTAAGACGGAAGCGCCCGCGCGCGTCGTGACGATTAAACTTGCTATGCTTAAACGATGGGCAAACCGAGATTAGACCTGTCGGGAAAAACTTTTGGGAGGCTTTGGGTGCTGGAGTGTGCCCGGTTGAATCGGAGGACAGCGTGGTCTTGTCGGTGCACTTGTGGGGCGATGACTGTCGTGCGATCTGACCATCTACTGAGTGGGGTGATCGCTTCTTGTGGATGCCTGATGAGAGAAGCCGTGAGTGCTCGTCGAACCATTCACGGGCTGACCGGTAGTCCCGAATACTATGCCTGGCATGGAATGAAGAGACGCTGTCAGGATCCGCTCGACAAGGGCTACAAAACATACGGCGCGAAGGGAATCGTTGTTGCGGCGCGCTGGCAATCGTTCGAGAACTTTTTTGCCGACATGGGGCCACGACCTTCTCAGAGTCACAGCCTAGATCGGTTTCCAAACAATCGGGGAAATTACGAACCTGGAAACGTTCGGTGGGCAACTGACCTTCAGCAAGGCCGGAACAAGACCAACAATCGACTCGTCGAGTTCGAAGGGCGCAGACAATGTCTATCGGCGTGGGCCAGTGAACGGGGGATCAAATACGACACGCTTTATCAACGGCTTGTGCACCTTCGGTGGTCCGTCGAACGGGCCATGGTTCCCTGACCCAGCGGTCAAGTTGCCTAATTGGGTCAGGTTGCACAGGGCGCACAACCCGGGGAGTTTAGGCAACATGCTGATCGCCCTGCTCAACCAATCGTCGTACCTGGTCGATAAACTCGATAAGGTCTCCCTAATTGCCCAGGCGGTCTCGAAGCAGCTGCGGCTGCACGCGGCCCCCGCGTGGGCGGCGCTCCCGTGGACGTGCGCGCTCTACCAGGACCCCAACCTGGTGCCCCGGTCGGCCTACCGGCTGTGGCTGCTGGACGACGCCGACACCGCCGGGGCCCTCGGCTACCACGACCAAGATCCCCACGGCTTTCCCTACGGCAAGGTCTTCGTGAACCCCATCCTAGATTCGGGCGGCGACCTTATGTCGACGGCCAATTCGATCTCCGTGACGGTCTCGCACGAGTCTCTCGAGATGTTCGGCGACCCCGAGGTCAACCTCTGGGCCCAGATGCCGGACGGCAACCTCATCGCGTTGGAGCTGGGCGATCCCGTCGAGGGCGACGCCTACCCCATCGGAATCAACGGAATGCCCGTGATGGTGTCGAACTTCGTGTTCCCCGAGTACTTCGACCAGAACCCCGAGAACACCCGGTTCGATTACATGAAGCGGCTGTCGGCACCATACACGATGACGGCCGGTGGTTATCAGATCATTCTCCAGGGCGGGCAGGTCTCCAACGTCTTCGGCGCCGGGTTCCCCGATTGGAAACGACCGGGCAAGGCGTTCCCGGCGGCTCGAACGGCTCGACGTGCTGCGAAGCTTGCGGCTTAGCGGCGACGACCTCGATTGGGTCGTCGCGATGGCGTCGGTCGCGTTCGTCGCGGGTTACGGCTGCGTCATGCTGGCCAAGACGCTGGTGGTGGTCTGGTGGGAACAGCTGGGCGACCGAAGGAGCTGAACGATGCTGACGATGAACGTAGTGCTGCAGGACCCGACCCGAGAGTACTGGGAGGGCGCGCTCGTGACGCCCGAGATGGCGAGGCAACTGGAGGTCCGGGGGGTCTGTACGATCCCGTCGGTACCGGAGCTCTCGGACCGGAACGGCGCGGGCGGCTACCTGAAGCGCTCGTGGGGTGCGGGCTGGCCGCTCGGACAGGTACCGGGCCGGGTCTGTCCGATCGCGTTGTTCGTGCAGCCGGTGCTCAACCGGCTGCATTGGCGCTGCCGCATCCGGTTGGCCCCGGGGGTCGAGAAGCCCGCCGAGGATGGACTTCTCCGATTGGTTCCCGATGCCCAACAGATCTGCACGTCGGTGTCGGGGTTCAGCGCGGGCGAGGGCGCGTACCGTCGGTTCCGTGACCTTGGGGAGCCCGACCAGCTTGGTGGCTGGACGGTCGGCGGGACCATCGGGGTTCAGACGGCATCCCACCAGTACCTGGCGATGGCGTTGCACGCGTTCGGCCCCGGCATGCTGGTCTAGTGGCTGGCGGTGTCGCAGACGGCGTGATGCCGGGCCCGTACGTTCGCCACTGCAACGTTTGTGGGGCCGCGGGTGCCTTGCTGGTGGGTCCGGTTCCACAACGAGCTGGCGTTCCGGGTGCTGGAGTGTCGCGGGTGCATCGCGCGCAATGACCTGGAGTTCGCGCTCATCCGGGGCGAGTACTTCCGGCTGCGGGACTGTGGGGTGGAGGCCAAGTACGCCAACCGCATCCAGAACATCAGGATCGACCAGTTGATGAGTCGTGGGGCATTCGGGCCGCCGGACGCGTGAAACGGTAGGATCTCGCCATGGACGTCCAGAACCGCAAGATGACGAGGGGCGATACCTACGCGTTCGACCACTTCGCCAAGAAACCGGACCCCACGACCGGCATTCTGGTGCCGGTCGACCTGACGGGTGGGCGCGCGTGGTTCACGGCCAAGCGGTCCATCACGGACGTGGACGTCAACGCGATCGTCAAGGTCTCGACCGTCGCGGACGATGTCTTCGGTTTGGGCATCACGGTCATCAACGCCGCGGGTGGCCAGATCCGCGTGACGATCCCGGCGGCCTCCACCAAGGTGCTGCCGTTCAATCCGGTGGACCTGCTGTACGACATCCAGGTGGCGGAGTCCGGGGGCGCCACCACCACGAGCCAATCGGGCGTTCTGACGGTCTCGCCCGACGTGACGCTCGCGGTTCCCTAAGCGACCGCGCATCGATGCGCGGTTGGAAGGCCCGGACCGTGGGTGTCACGATCCGAGGGACCAGGAGGTCGACCCCGTGCGATTTGGGAAGGCATTTAAACGAACGGTTGGTGGCGCTGGTACCGTCCTGGGTAGCGATTCGACCCCCACGGGTAAGCCGGCGGACAAGAACAACGACAATCAGCTGTCGTGGAAGCTCAACAGTATCAACGGTTACCCCGTCGAGAGGGTGGCGGTCGGCTACGGTTGCACGGCCGCGGGTTCCGCGTTGTCCGCGACCCTCTGGATCTACGACGACACCAGTGACGCTTGGTATCAGGCGTCGACCGCTACCCTCACGCTCAACCACGTCACGTACTTCGACCAGCCCACGCTGAGTGATTCGGCCGGTGGCATTACGGCCGGGTGTTTGGACGTGTGTCTGGTGGTGGCGGCCGCTGGGGGCGATGCCGCCGGTACCTACACGTTCACCATCGGGATGGACCTGTCGTCCGACGGGTCCAGCATTGCGGCGGGCGCCGGTAACGCGACCGCTGCCAACCAGGTGTTGGGCAACGCTTCGCTCTCGTCGATCGACGGAAAGATCGGCGCGAGCGCCGCGCCGGCCGACGCCAAGACCAACGCGTCGGCGGCCTCGGGCTTCGTCCAGTCGTTCCTGTCGGCGTTCAACGGTGCCACCTGGGACCGGGTGCGCGCGGGTGTGACGGCCGTGGCGTCGTCGTTCACCGGGATGTTGAATTCGCTGCCCTGGGCCATCTATCACGCGGCCCCAACGGTCCGGGCGGATGCCCAGGGTGGTCCGCTCGAGGCCATGACGGACGGAAGCCTCAGGACGACCGAGCAGCAGAAGCCGGGAGCTGAAAACAACGTCAACAACGTCATCGAGACCCAAAACAAGCCGGTGGCGGTCGCGGACTACGCCTGGACCGTGAAGTCATCGGTCGCGCTCGAAGCCAGCGACATCATCAAAGCGAGCCCTGGGATCCTTCGGAGCCTGTCGGGTCGAATCGATTCGACCGAGGCGTCCTCCACCTACTACATCCAGTTGTTCGATGCGGCGACTCTACCGGCCGAAGCGACCGCCACGTCCGCTACGATTCCGGCGCCCCAGAAGATCCAGCACGTCAACGGCACGGATTCGAAGTTCTCGTTCGACTACTCCCAAAACGGCGTTGCATTCCTAACCGGCATCGTGGCAGTGCTGTCGACGACTGAGTTCACCAAGACGATCGCCGGGTCCTTCCTCAGCATCACGGCGGAGTACAAGTGATCTCCAGCTTCTCGCAGATTCCTGGCCAATTCACGAAGGCCAAGTCGGGGGCCCAGTCGGTCGCCAGCAGCGCCGTGCTGGTCGACGAGACGGATCTCCAGCTCGCGATCGGCAAGAACGAGACCTGGGTGTTCACGTGGACGCTGGCGGTGGTGTTCGCGGCGGCCGGTGGCCTTCGAGTGGCGGTCGTGACGCCCTCGGGCGCCAGTCAATTGATCACGGCCCACCTGGTTCCTGACGCGATTTTGCCGGGGTTCTTGACCACCACGACGAGTGGCGCGGCCCTGGCGTTCACCATAACGCTGGGGGTCGGTGGGGTCGTGACGGTGGTGGCGACCGTCGTGAACGGCGCGACCGCCGGGACCGTCAAGCTTCAATTCGCACAATCGGTCTCGTCCGTCACCAACACGACGTTGCAGGCTTCGAGTTCACTCGTGGCCCGGAGGGCGTAGGAAATGCCCACGACGGCCGACAGGGTGGCGGGCGATCGTTCTGCCAACGTATTCGACGCTCGGTTGGTTTCGAGTGCGAGCACCGGACTCGTGACACTTCCGTCGTATTTGACGATCACGGGGGCGACGGCCGGACGGTCAATCCGAACGGGACCATCGACGGTGGTGTCGGCGTTGGGGGCCAACGCAGCGCGAGCCCGCCGGACCAACTCCGCTGGGTTCGCGCTGGCCGTCGAGAAGGCGATGACCCAGTTCGAAAAGAACACCAATGACTTCACGGCGGCTTCTTGGAACAAGGACGGTATGACGGTAGATGCTGGTGCCGTTACGCTTCCGGACGGGACGTCTGTCTCGGGTAAGAATCAGCTCAACTTGACGGGTTGTGCGGGCGCCGATGGCCCGTACCAAACGACCGCGATGGGTGCGGTTTCCTACTGTTTGAGCGTCTGGATGCAACAGGCGGGCGGCGCCTGTACGTTCAAAATCACGGATTCTGTCACCGGAACTCAACAAGAGTCGGCAGTTCTGAATACCGTCTGGACCCAATACGTACACGTACGGAACGTGTCGTTCGGAGACCCCACGGGTGCGGGCATTTGGATCCTCAAGACGTCGGGAAATGCCCTTGGGCAGGTCGCTTTTCCTCAAGCGGAAAATGGTCTGTATCCGACGTCGTTCTTTCCCAATACCGGCACATCACCTACGACCAGGGCGCAGGATTTGCTCGTCCACAACACCCCCTCGATCCTTGCGCCCAATGGGTTCTTCCCGGGACTCGACATCTCGGTGGTGCCGCATTACGCGAGCACCGAGTACATCGCGGACCACAACCTTGTTTATTTCGGTGCTAACGACAGGATTTTCCTTCGTCAGGCCGACAACAAGGTCGTGCTGCGGCTGGGTGGTGCCGACATCGTATCGACCGCTTTGACGTTTGCTCGAGAGGACGAAATTCGGGTCCGGGCCCAACATACGGCGGCCGGCCGCAGGCTTTTCGTATGGTTGAATGGTGGCAAGATCTACGACTCAACCCTCCAGAGTGCGGGCGCCGCCATCACGCTACCGGGCTCCGTCGGCCTGTTGAGCGACGGGACCACGACCGTGGAGTCCGCGGGGCTCCGTCGGTTGGCAGCCTAGGCCCCACCGGTTCACGCTTAGGTCGAACTCCAAAAGAGCGAGGAACCCCCGATGGCCCAGTTCTACGTCGTCAATGTCGTGCGTTTTGCGGGTGGTGTGTTGCTGCCCGGGACCCTGTTGGACTCGGTCGTCGACCCCACCAGCTACAACGCCGCGGTCAACGCGGGGGCCCTGCTGATTCCGTCGAGCGACACAGCCGTCGCGACCGCTGCGGCGGCTGCCGCCAAGGCCAAGCGAAAGGGAGCCAACGAGCAGGAGCTCCAGGCCATCATGATGTCGGGCATCGAGAAGGCGCAGGGCGCCGACTCTGGTGCTGCCGGTGGGATCGCGGCAGACGTCAGCATCGCGGACGCCGGCGGCCTCATCACCGCGACAGACGTCGAGGGTGCGCTCCAGGAAATCGCGAACGGTGCCCTTACGCTGTTCAAGCGAACGGTCAACCTCCTGCACGGTGCCGTCACCGCCACCCCCGACAACGTCGCCACGGCCTTCACGGCCAACATCGGGGCAGTCCTACCGGCCAACGCCGTCGTATTGGCTCACGAAGTTTTGGTCACCACGTTGTTTTCGGGCGGTGGTCTGACGGCCGCCAAGCTCGACGTCGGCGGCACCACCACGACCGCCATCGTCAACCAACAGGACGTGTTTACGGGTGCCGCCACCGGTAAGACCTCGGTCAACACCGGCAGCCACGAGCGCGGAAAGTTCAGCGCAGAACAGTTGGTCGCGACCCTTACGCCCGACGCCGGTCACAAGACCTCGCAAGCTACCGCGGGCGACGTCACCATCACGGTTTGGTACTCGGTCCTGGCGTAGTCGACTGAAGCGCTTGGGTGCGCCACCATCCTCGGTATGAAGAAGATGGTGGCGATGCTGCTGGTTTCCGTGATGTCCATCACGATGGGGGGCTGTGCTGCCCTCGGGATGGCGGTCCCGGCCCTTACGAGTGTGGCGGCAAAGGTCGCGGACGCCGAGGCGATTCTCGCGATCGTAAAGTCGGCGATCGACCTGTTCTACGCGGTCAATCCGAAGGCACCGGGCCGGCTGGACGTCGAGAAGGCGTACGCCGCCTGTCAGGAAGCGCTAGATGCAGCGGTCCTGACGTCCAACGGCGTCAAGGACATGAGCGCCAAGGACGAGACCGCGGCCTTTACGAAGTTCCGGCAGGCCTGGACCGACCTCACGACCGTGCTGGCCCAGTACCACGTCGACAACGATCCCAACGTCAAAGGTGCGGTCTCACGGTTCCGCCGCCCTCTCGCCGCTCAATAAGCGGCGGGACCGCGCATCGATGCGCGGTCCGGGTCGCCAGGGTAGAAGAGTGGGCATGGTGTTGGCCGCGCGTAACGTCCTGGGAGTCGCGCTGTTCCTAGCGGGCGTCGCGCTCGAAGCGGTGGGCCGCCGGCTCTCGCCGATGGCGGTGGAGCTGACGAAGGACCGGGGCCGCGAGGAGCGGGACCAAGAGACCAGGGGGCTCGTCGACGAGATGAACGGCGATGGTCTGGGGTCGGTGTCGTTATCGCCCGAAGCCCTGCGGATGCGGGCCGAGGGAGACGAGCGCCGAGACCGTCCGGAACCCGTGGTGTCCAAGCCGTTGGCCGGGAGTGCTGCGGCCCGATTCGCCCGCAAGCAGGTGGGCTAGGCCATGGCGGAGCGCGCCACCCTCAACGTCGGCGGACCCAACCAGTTCAAGGCCCAGGCGCTCGTCAAGAGCGAACGGTTCCTCGACCTCGACCGTCGTCAGCAGTACTTCGACTGCACCCAGCACGACTGGAAACGGTACGACTTCAACGGCCGTCCCGTTCGACCCGGCCCCATCTCGGTCCAACCGCTCATCACGACGGAGGTGGCGCCGTTCTACGTGTCGCTCTACCAACGCCGTCCGAGCTCGCCCGTCCGCATGGGCAAGATCATCGTCGACGCCTTTACCAACATGCTGTTCGGGGAGGACCGGTGGCCCCGTTTCCTCTGCCAGGGCGACGAGGACACCCAGGACTACGCCGAGGCCTTGGCCAAGGAGGAGAACCTCCGGATCAAGATGATCGAGGTCCGGAACCTCGGCGGTGCCGTCGGGTCCGTCGGGATGTCGTGGTGCTTCAAGGACGGGAAGCCCAGGGTCGACGTCCACAACACCAAGAACCTGTACGTGCACGAGTGGAAGGACCGGGCCGCGCTGGTACCGGCGCATGTGTCGGAGGTGTACCTGTACCCGGTCGACGAATACGACGCGGCCAAGGGCAAGGTCGTGCGCAAACAGTACTGGTACCGGCACGACTGGGACGAAGAAGACGAGATCGGGTTCCAGCCGGTCGAGTACAAGATCAACGAGGAGCCCGATTGGAAGGAAGACCCCGAGGCGTCGGCCAACCACGACTTTGGGTTCTGTCCGTTCATCTGGATCCAGAACACCCCCCACAAGGACCCCGATGGGGTGCCTGACTACAACGGGCAATATGAATCGATGGACACGCTCGACGTCATCGCGAGCGTTCTGGCGCGCGGCACCACCCTGAACCTCGACCCCACGTTGATCCTCAACATGGACCCCAACATCACGGCCAAGACCGGTGTGAAGAAGGGGTCGGACCAAGCGATCGTCGTGGGCGAGGGAGGCGACGCCAAATACCTGGAGCTTGCGGGCACGGGCGTAACGGCCGGTATCTCGGTGTTTCAGCTGAAGCGCCGCACCATCCTGGAAGCCACACAGTGCGTGGTGCCGGACCCCGAGGAAGTGGCGGCCTCCGGGACGTCTTCGGTCGCGATCAAGGCGATCTATCAGCCGATGCTCGGGATGTCGGCCGTGCACCGCGAGCAATACGGCGCCGGCATGAAGCGGCTGTTGGAGCAACAGCTCGAGGTCGCGCGCGATCGACACGGGACGAGCGTTTCGATCACGTCGCCCGCGGACCCCGAGAACGGCAAGTCCGAAGAGACGACCGAAGACGCCATCCAGATGATTGACCTGCCGCCCAAGGTCAAAGACACGCCCAAGACCGACGACGACGGCAACCCCGAGACCAACGACAAGGGCATTCCGACGGGAGCGGTCGACACCGAGGAACAGGATCGGGTGCCGGGCGAGGGCGAGATCTTGGAGCTCGGGTGGGGCGAGTGGTTCCCCATGACACCGCAGGACCGACAGCTCGCGGTCCAGGCGCTGCAGCTGGCGGCGGGCGCCGGCAAGGCCGTGCTGTCGCAGCAGACAGCCGTCGAGGAAGCGGCCGTCATCTTCAACCGCAACCCGAACGAAGAGTGGAGTCGCATCCAGACGGCCCAGAAGGCCGACGACGACAAGCAGGCCGAGATGCTGAAGAGCGCGGGCGGACCCATGGCGCCGGGTGTGGGCGGTGGGATGAAGCTGGACCCCAAGACCGGCAAGATGGTGCCGGCGGGTTCGCCGAAGCCGCCGGGCGGCGGTAAGGGTGGGATCCCCGGGAAGCCCCCTAGCTTGGGCAAGGGTGACGACGCCCAGGGCGCCGCGGCCGTCGACGGCAATCCGTTTGCCAAGAAAAAGCCAGGCAAGTAGCGCGGGTCCGGTCGTGTGCTGTGGGTTGGGGCGCGTGTGACGCTTCAGGGTGCGGCGCAGAATTCTACTGAAACCGGATATCGAGCGAGAGGTCGCGCGCCTTTCCAATCTGCTGGGCAACCACGCGGCCCGGGCGTCCAAGGGCAGCAGGTTCTTCCGGGCCCAAACGTGTGGATGCGATCTGTGCGGGGCCGCGATCAAACGATTAGAGAAGCTTCGTGCGCAAAGATGACCTGTTCGAGGTGATCCGGCGGAACCGGTCCGAGGCCATCAATCTGTCGACCACGCTGGGCCAGCAAAAGCTGTTGAAGCTGTTGGGGAAGGCCGAGGCCGACCTGACGAGACGGCTCAACATCGTGGGGCGAGCTCGAGGACCGTCGTGGCAGGCCGAGACCTTCACGACCGAGCACATGCGCGTCACGCTCGGCCAGATCCGCGAGGTGACGCGTGGCCTTACCCACGGACTTGGCCGGCTGGTGTTGGCCCAGGGCGACCGGGCGGTCGACCAATCGACTGAACATCTGGTCGACTACCTGGGGCGGGCCGAGCGAAAGTTCCGGGGCGTGGGGGCTCGGACGTTGAAGCTGAAGGAAGCGGCCATTTTGGATCAGGCGACCAGCGGGACCGAATCGACGGTTCTGCGGCGACTCATGAGCTCGGATGCCGACGAAGACCAGCCCAAAAAGATGGGGATCCTCGATCGCTATGGTGTCGAAACGGTCGGTGCGTTCGAACAACAGATGCAGGTCGGTATGTTGGCGGAGCGGCCATGGGCAGAGGTCCGGGATTCGTTGGTCGAGGAGTCGCCGTTTCTCCAGGGGTCGCCGAGGTTCTGGGCGGAGCGCATCGTCCGGACCGAATCGATGCACGCGTGGAATCACGCGTCGTGGCAGGGCATGAGGGCGGCGGACCAGCAGCTCGGCGACATGGTCAAGATCTTAAGCTCGGTGTTTGACGACCGAACGGCCGCCGACAGCTACGCCGAACACGGTCAGATCCGCCGGGTCGAGGAACCGTTCGCCACCTGGTACGGCCTCATGATGCATCCGCCGGACCGACCCAACGATCGCGCCGTCGTCATTCCACACCGAATTTCCTGGCCCATTCCAGCGTCGCTGACGTGGCGAAGCGGTGAAGAAATCTCCGCGCGGTGGGCGTACGAGGGCCGGAAGGGATCACCACCACCGCGACCGTCCCCCATGACGACCGTGCCGTTGGGTCAATTCGGGCAGGTTGCCGGTCCCGCGCCGGACGCGGCAGACTAGCGCATGGGCAAGCCCTTCAAGCTCCGCGACAACGGCACCGGAAACCTCAGGACCCACCAGGGCAAGTACGCGCAGTCGGGCGTACCGGTTCAGAAGCTCGCGGCCGACTACCGAAACGGCACGCCCGTCCCGCTCGACAGCGACAGCGGTGCCGCAGGCGACGTGCCCAACGCCTATGGACCGGCCCCGGTCGTGAAGAAGCCGTTCAAGTCTGGTTGAACCTCGCGCGGCCGTGCGACAGACTGCCCGTCATGGCTGACAGCGAAGGCAAAAGGCTCGGCGACGGGGCGACCAGCCCGTTCGGCGACGGTAAGGGAGCGACAGCGACCATGGGATCTTCAAGCGGCGGCAACGACTTCACCAAGAATCCCCAGGGCAACGGCTCGAAGGACGGCGGCAACGACTTCACCAAGAACCCGGCGGGAAACTCGGCGAAGAGTGGCGGCCGAGACTTCTCGAAGGAAGCCAACCAGACCCAGAAGAGCAGCGAGGCCCCCGACCTCAACCCCGACGGCCGTCCGGCCGAACGGATCCTCAAGGCCGACCCGAAGCCCGGTTACCCGGACGTCGGCACCGGCTCCATGGGGAACAGCAAAAAGCCGTTCCGCCTGAAGTAAGGGGTTCCCGATGGGAAACCTCGTTCTCGACGGTAGCCTGACGCTTGGCCCAGCCACGCAGTCAGATGGATCGTTTCCGGCCGCCACCGTCAACGAGCCGCTGTTCTCGACGCCCAACCCCAAGCTGTTCAACGCGGCCACTGGGATCGTGCCGCGTCAGCTCAACAGTCCGGGGTCGTACCAGGCGCTCTCGGGTGCGGGCGCGACCGACACGGTGGCCAAGGGCGACACCCTGTATTTCAAGACCAACGCCCCGATTCTGGTGCGCGCGACCTTCGCGGACCCCGGGGGCGGCGGTGATATCGTGTCGATCGTGCCGGTCTACGGGACCGTTCTGATCGAGCTCAACCCCCTCGGTTACCTCAAGCTGTTGGAGGCCAAGGGAGTCGCGACGATCGTCTACATGGTAGCGGGTCAATCGTAAGCTAAACTATCGGCGTGACGGACGCTGAGACTAAAAAAGCACGAGCTCGAGAACGATATCGCCGATATCGGGAGCGACACCGCGGACAGGTGAAAACCGAAGCCCAAAAGGAACAAAAACGAGCGGCAGATCTTCGGTACCAAGAACGAGATCCAGAGCGGACGCGCATCCAACGACGTGCAGCTCGGCGGCGGTACGCAGAGAAACACAGAGAAGAACGGTTGGCTAAGCTTCGGGAATACGCCAGGTATCTCTACAGTACTCCGGAAGGTCGTGAAAAAAAGCTACGGTACAACCGAATTTGCCGAATGAAAAGCATTTACGGGTTTACACAAGAGGATATCGAGATCTTCAATTCCCGAAACGCCTGTGCCATTTGTGGGAACGGATTCACATCAACTCGCGACAAGCATATTGATCACGACCACAAGCGAGGTCAGACGGCAGTTCGGGGCATCTTGTGCCGAAGGTGTAACAACTCCCTAGCCGCGTTTGATGGGCCGGAACTTATCGCAAAGTTGAATGCTTATTTGGCGGCTCCACTCGGAAGTTGGAAGCAATAGGGGTGAGCGGTCAGTCTTAGCGACTTGCTCGGCTTCGAAACGTGAGAGAAGCTACGGACACCCAAGGAGCGAGACGATGACCACCCTGAAAGACCTTCTGAACCGTGCGAACGCCAACGAGCTGACCAACATGTTTCAGTCGATGAGGCTCGGCGACTACGTGCGTTCGAGCATCACTCGTCTCTGGCGCAAGGCCGCGAAGACTCCATCCCCGCTCGACCAAATCGCCGCGGTCCAAACGATCAAACTGCCGAACGACGCCAAGGCCTGCACCATCCTGCGGGCATACGCGCAGGCCGGTACCGGCACCAAGGGCGAGCTCGTGGTCGACGGCCCCATGACGACCGCAACGGCCGCCGGCCACGTCGGCGTGACGGCCGCGGGCGACATTTCGTTCGCCTCGGCTGACGCCTGGACCGCCGTGGACGTCTCGTACGTTCCGGAAGAGGTCGAAGTCGTGACCCAACAGTTCCCGTTGGACCCGGCGGTCGGCGACATCGCGTTGCCGGCCAAGTGGTCGGGCCGAACGGTCCTGCTGATGCGCGCGACCCTCGACGCCGGGACCGTCACGGGTGAAGGCAAGGTCATCCAGCCGGGTGCCCGCACCGCCACGACCCTCCAGTGCAACCTGAACCTCGCGAAGAACACCGTGCAGTTCCTGGTGGCGGACGCCGTCTCGATGGCGACCCTCACGCTCGGCCTGTTGCCGTTGGCCGCGACCGACCGCGACACGCTGCTCGAGGCTTCCGGTAGCCCCCTGATCTAGTCGTCAATCGCTTCCAAACCTAACGTCGTGGAACGCCTGGCCTTGCGGCCGGGCGTTTTGCGTTTCAAAGCCCAGGGGATGGAGGCAACACATGGCTGACGAAAAAGTCGAGAAGGTCGAGGACAAGGCGGGCGAGGGCGGCGCAGCTGCGGCCGGTAAAGTAGAGGCCGGGGCCGGCGGCGGTGGAGCCCAAGCGGGGAAGGCTGCGGCTGGTGAGGGCGGGAAGGCTGCGGCCGGCGAGGCCGGCAAAGCGGCTGCTGGTGCCAAAACCAAAGACGAGGACGCTTCGTCCGAACCGTCGACCGACGACGCCGGCATGATCAAGGCGATGCCGAAGAAGAAGTTCATGGAGCGGTTGGTCCGCATGACCAACAAGGAACTCCGGTCGATGTTCGGTACGACCGATGTCGACAAGATCCTGGAGGAGCGCAAGGAGCTCGAGACTCTTCGCAAAGAGAAGGCCGAGTCCACCAAGAAGGCGGACGAGGAACGTCGCGCCAAGATGGCGGAGGAAGAGCGGCTCAAGGAGGACAAGCAGAAGCTCGAGAAGGAGCGGGACGAGCTGCGCGCGGCCCTCGCCGAGAAGGACGAGGAACGCCTCGCCGACAAGCAGGGCGATTACCTTCGGGAGCTGGCGGACCAGATCCTGACGCCCAAGGGTCGGAAGTATGGGCTCATGGAGTTCAAGCAGTACATCCGAAGCCTCTCGAACCGGAAGGTCGAGAAGATGACGGAAAAGGACGTGACCGGGTGGTTCGCCGACTACGCCCGAGAGAACCCGGAGTTCGCGATCAAGACCGAGACGGCCGAGGAAAAGACCGCACGCGAGGCCACCGAGAAGAAGGCGGCGGACGCCGCCAAGGCGAAGGTCAAGGTCGACACCGCCCCCAAGAAGGCGGGTCAACCGGTCGTGAAGAGCGGGGCCGCGCCCGACAAGAAACCGATGGACATGACGAAGGCGGAGTTCGCCGCCTACAAGGCCCAGCGAGGCCTTTCGTTCTAGTCGTCAGGCCGAGGACGAGGGTGGTGGGCCGGGTTGCCGAGAGGTCACCCGGCCTTCGCCTATTTGCACCCCCATTTTTCGCGTGACAGCATTTCCACTGACACGAAGGCGAAACGGCAACCCCCAATACGCGACGACGGCGGTTAACAGTCGGACCGGGGTGTGGCTGCGTAGCTCAGGCGACTGACTCGCAAACCAGCAACACGACGGAGCTCGACCCCCATGCCTTTCGGCGGAATCGTTTCACCCCTTCCGGACGGGATTACCAACCTGGTCCAAGAAGGACTGCTCGAGAGGGCGTTTCACGACGGCCTCTACCCCAGTCTCCAGTACCGCAGCGAAGCCATTTTCCAGAAGTGGGATGGTAACACCGGTACCGAGATCCTGATGACTCGTCCCGGGCTGTTGGCCCCGACGGTCAAGCCGTTGGTCGCGGGCCAAGACCCCGTGGTCCAAGCCGTCACGTACGAGCAGTGGTTGGCCCGGTTGGACCAATACGGCAACAGCGTCAACACCCACATGCCGACCAGCGCGGTCACGATGGCCGACATTTTCACCCGCAACATCCACCAGCTGGGGTTGCAGGCCGGCCAGACGATCAACCGGATCAGCCGAAACAACCTGTTCAAGCCGTACCTCTCGGGTTCCACCAACCTGATTGCCGCGACCCTTGCGGCCGACACCACGATCCGCGTGGCCGCGATCAACGGGTTCACCAGTGTCGTGGGTTCGACCAATTCGCAGGTCCGCCCCGTGCCCGTGAGCTCGGCCAACCCCTTGAGCATCACGATCAAGGCGACGGCCGGCGACGTCACCAAGAACGTCATCGGGTTCAGCCCCGACGACCCGGCCGATCCGTTCGGACCCGGCACCCTCACGTTGTCGGCGACGGTCGGCAGCATCATCGCGAGCCGAACGCCCGTGCTGTCGAGCATCCGTCCGAAAATCCTCCGCAGCGGCGGTGGTGATTCGGTCGACGCGCTCAGCACGTCCGACACCTTCACCCTCCAGGACTGCATCAATGCGGCCGGTGAGCTCCGCAAGCGCAACGTCCCGCCCCACGAGGACGGTTTCTACCACGCGCACATCGGTGCCATCTCCAACACCCAGGTCTACCAAGACCCCGTGTTCCAACGGCTCAACCAGTCGTTGCCCGAACACGTCACGTACAAAGAGGGGTTCATCGGAACGATCTCCGGCGTCATGTTCTTCATGAACACGGAGTCGCCTGACAACACCAACGTCGGGGCGCTGGTTTCTACCGGCACCAACCCGGTGTACGGGACCGACATCGGTGCCGAGGTCGTGAACAACAACGGCGTTCTGGTCGGCCGCATTCTCGTGACGGGCAAGGCCTGCCTCTACGAGCTCGGACTCGACGAGTCCCAGTACGTCAGCGAAGCGGGCGTCACGGGCAAGATCGGGGAGTTCGACGTCGTCAACAACGGCATGTCGATCTCGACCGAGCGAGTCCGCCTGATCCTCAGGGCACCGATCAACGCGCTGCAGGACATCGTGACGGCCTCCTGGACCATCACGGCCGGTTGGCCAGTGCCGACCGACATCACGGGGCCTGGCGGTCCAGAGCTCTTTAAGAGAGCACTGGTGATCGAACACGCATTGGGGTAATCGAGCAGGCACATCAGCAGGCCAAAGAGTCGCGCTACGCGTCCGTGAAGGCCGCCAAGGCGAGTGAACGGCGGTCCATCCGGCAGAAGTACTCGCGGGTTTAGCGGTTCCGTCTAAGTAGGCGACTTGCCCGGTGGGGTCTGGGCGACACGCTCATCCGGATGAAACGGACGCGTGTGGTCGACCGGGTGAGACGGGAAGGCGGCTTCCAGACCGACGACTACAGTTGTGGCCCTCACGCGCTCCGCCACGCCATGATCGCGCTGCGCCGCCGGGGTGAGAAGGTCCCGACGGTCGAGGAGATCGGTCAGCACGCCGGCATGACGGAGTTTGGCGCCGGTTCCCCGGGGCTCCGGAGGGTTGCCCGGAGGTTCGGGTACCGGCTGCAACACGAGCGCTACAGCGACCCCCTGGGGGCACGGCGGGCGCTGTCCAAGATTCTTGGACAGCGCATCCCCGTCATCATCGCGATCGACCACCGCCAGCACTGGGTGACGGTGCTGGGGCGGCGGGACGGGCGGGTTGAGGTCTGCAACAGCACGTACGAGAAGAACGAGCGGACCCGCCGGCCCAACCCGCTGGTCCGCATCATGACGATCGACCGGTTGCTCTGGTGGTGGGCGGTCCCGATGGTCACGAACCTCCACCGGCAGATCTTCATCATGTACCCGGTGGTCCGGGCGGAACTCCAGTGGTAAAGGGGCGGAGGAGGCAACACCAATGGCCAGGACGCTACCCAAGAAAGCTGACGACGTGCTCGCGATGCCGGGCGGAGCCCTGGGGGTTCCGGAGGCCAGCAAGCAAGAGCTCCCGCCGTTGATCTCGGACCAACCGCCCGTGTCGTCGGCGGTGACGGCGGCCGACGCGGCCAGGCCGAGCCCCCCGATCCAGCGGTTCCGGGTCCAGCGGGAACGCCGCATCATGCATCGTGGCTCCATGACGGTGCTGCGTGAGGGCAAGGTTTTGGACGAGCTCAACTACAACATCCAGGAACTCCGCAACCAGGGCGTAGAGCTCGTCAAAGAGCCGTAGAGACCGCGCATCGATGCGCGGTCTAGCCCCCGGGGGCTAAGCTACCGCCATGGGATTCACGGAAGACGAGAAGGTCAGAATTAGGCACCATCTCGGATTTTTGAACGTTTCGACGGCCGCGACGTTTTCGCTCGGTACGCCCGCGAACGTCCAGACCCAGTTCATCATCGAGCCCGCGATGGACTTGGTGCCGGTGGCGGCCGAGAAGTTGGCCCGCACGCTGTTGGACCGGCTGGACGTCGTGGACTTCCAGATCTTAGACGACGCCGACACCCTCGTGGCGTCGCGCGTCGGGGCCATCGACCTCAACCCCATCGAGTTCGAGAAGATCCTCCAGCGCTACAACTACATCCGTGGGGCCTTGGCCAACCTGCTGGGAATTTTCCCGAATCCTTACGACAAACGATTTTGGAACCCAAATGGTGGTGGCGGCATGGGAATCAACTGTCCGGTCACCAACTGAATGCGTGGAAAGCGGTGTCTGAAGTGTGGGGTCATCCAGCCGGTTGAACGGTTCTACAAGGCCGGCCCCACCCAGCCCCAGACATACGGGGGCATTCGGATGCCCTGTAAGGCGTGTGTTGCTGCGTGGGTCAAGACCTATAGGCCCACCTACTGTTCAAGACCCGGGGTGAAGGAACTTTTGCGGGAGCGGGATCGCGCGAAGGTGAAGAAGAACCCTGGTGTCTACACGGCGATTCGGGAGAGGTTCGACAAGAACCACCCGAATTATGTTCGCGACCGGTACGCCAAAGACCCTTCTGGATTCCTGTTGAGGGCGGCCGTCAGGAGGACGAGAAAAAAGAAGACTGGTGGGACCCTCACAAAGGCCGAATGGAGGGCCGTCCTAAGCATCCGGGGCCGGCGGTGCTTCTATTGCGGGCGAGAAGGTGTTCCGCTCCAGATAGAACACATGGTGCCGGTGGTGAGGGGTGGGTGTACAGTCGTGGGGAACGTCGTGCCGGCCTGCAAACGATGCAACGCCAAAAAGGGAACCAAGACGGCCGCCGAGTTCATGGAGTCGGTCCAGTTAAAGAACTCTTCTTTGGTCTGTTGTTTTCGGCGTCGTTCGTGACGGGGGCGAGCTGTGCGAAGCCCGCGCAACCACCCCCGGCGCCCCCAAAGCACGCGGCCGTTCAGATCGCGGCGGACGCCACCGCCATGACGTGCACGGTCGACCAGGTGTCGCCCGACGACGACAACGTCGAGCTCGTCTGCACGGTGCCGGCGGACTTGTCGGCCGTCATCCGGCAGATCCTCCAACACCGCGGGGCCGTCGTGGCGCCCGCCAAGCGGTAAGCCAAATGCCGAAGGTTCAGCCGTTACCGGCGGACCGTCTGGGCCGCACCGTGGTGGTGCGGTTGGGGCGGGTGGCCGACAAGGTCCGGCAGGTCGCGACGAACCTCGGGGCCCGGCCGTACCGCGTGTTCCTCGTGTGGACCGTGGCGTCCGGTGAGGAGCGGGGCGAGGGCACGACCAAAGAGATCAAGCGGCTGGAGATCCTGCCGACCCCGCGGGTCAAGTCGCTCGACAACGTGACGTTCAACCCGTACCACGCGGGCGTCTTTCCCTTGGGTGCCATCCAGGTCGACGAGGTCACGACCTCGCTGACGGAGGACGATCTCCGCGGGCTGACGGTGCCGAAAGTTGAGGACCAGATCCCCGAGCGGTTCGACTTCTACTACGAGGTCGTGGAGGACGGGCGGGCAGGGCCGGACGTGAAGGTGCGGCCGCAGTCGTACCGGCTGTTGGGTCAGCCGTTTCTCGACGCCGAGAACGTCTCGTGGGTGTTGCGGTTGGAGCGGATCTCGGGGGACGCAGCCCCACGGGACCCCGAGGACGATTGACCCCCGAGCAGATCAAGCGGCTGCTCGAGGACGTGCTCGACACCAAGGTGTTGGAAGCGTCGGTCGCGGGCGGGGTCGTGCGCGTGAAACTGGACCTACCGGTGGACGCCGCGTTGGAGCCGTCGAAGGTAGAGGACGCGCGCGACGCGATCCCTGGGTTTCACTTGGAATTCGAGTGGTAGAGCGACTTCCACAGCAGGATCGGCATCACGATTGGCCATAAGGCCGACACCATGACGATCCACGGCAGGTCCCGGCAGAAGAGTCGCCAACCCAAGCGGCTGTAGTGGGCGAGGGAACCGAACGCCCACATCGAGACCAACTGACCGACCACGTAGGCCATCAACATCATGTGCATGCGTGACGATGCCGCCGGGGTCGACCAGGATCAGGCCATGCCCTCGACTGTGATTCCGTTGAGTGAAGCGGGTCCATGGGTTGCGGCCCTGGGGAAACGGATGCCCGAGGCGGCGAAGCGCGGGCTATTGGCGGCGGCCAATCGGCTGGTCGGCACGATCAAGCAGTTGGAGCTCCCGACGGACCGGGGGATCGCGCGCGCGGGCTGGCGGGCCGAGCCCATCGAGAACGGGGCGGCCGTGTTCAACACGGTGTTGCAGGCGGTCCTACAGGAGGGGTCCGTTCGGGGCGAGAACGTGAAGGTCGGGAGGGCCATGATCGACGCGCTGGCCGCTTGGGCCAGGCGCAAAGGCCTGGAGCCCGACCAAGAACAGGGTGAACGGCCGACCTCCGGGAAGGCCCGGACCGAACAGCAGGTGCAACGACGGATCAAGCCGCCGGAGGAGGCCTACCGGAGCATCGCGTTCGCCATCGCCAATTCGATGAAGAAACGTGGGATATTCCATCCCGAGCTCGGGGGATTGAAGACGTTGGAGCGGACGACCAAAACGTTGGGGCCTGATTACGTGCGACAGGAAGTCGTGCGGGAGATCCGCCGGGAGTTCATCTGATGGCCGAAGACAAGACCTCGGTGCTCAAGTTGTTGCAGGGCTCGCCCTTCGGAGCGCTCTACCCGCCGAAGGCCGCGGTCGATCTGCCGGCAATCGACGGCCGTACCGCGTGCTTGCGGGTGTTGCGCCGCTACATCGCGGAGCTGACGTTCCACATGCCGGGGGACCGCGGGTCCGCCAACACCAGGTCGTTCAAGATCCCGCTCGAAAAGATTCACATCGAGCAGCCCGACAAGAACGTGGTGTTGGACTTCCCGTCGATCGTGTTCCTGCCGGGGGCCGGCGAGGCCCTACCGATTGGGTTGGCCACGTTCCTGGAAGAGGAGTCGTTCAACAAGTTCGCGCCCGGCACGGCCCTCCAGGTACAGAGCGAGTACCAGGAGACCTTCACGATCGAGCTCTGGGCCCGGGACAAGCCGACCCGCCGGGCCATGATGCAGCTGGAGCTGGCGTTGACCCCGACAGAACAGCAGTACGGCATCCGGTTCCGGGTCCCCGACTACTACGACCAAACGGTCTGTTTTTCGCTCCAGGGGTCGATGCGACCGGACGACCCCGACAACGTGCGGAACCGTCGGTGGGGCCACATGACCGTCGAGATGCGGTTCGACTCCGTGAGGCTCGTGAACGTCGGGACCATCAAGCCGGAGGTGTCGGTCGACGCCTACGACGGTCCTGGCAACGTTCCGGTGGGCATCGAGCTGGACGACTAGCCTGGATGGCTCGGTTGTAGCCCCTGGGGGGGCGTGACACGCTTCTTCCCGAACCACCGGAGGCTCATCGAGCATGGCTAATTTTATTCGCCGATTCTTGGCTGACCCTGGGATTGACGTCCTGATCGAGATCGAGAGCGTCAACATCCTGGATCTCGAGCCCCCGGCCGCTATCACGGGCATCGGTTCCGGCACCGCCATGATCGCGGGCGAGTTCGAAAACGGACCCTTCAACGTCGCGACCGAAGTGACGGGACCCGACGACCTCCGCTCGACCTTTGGCTCATTTGGCTACACGTACGGCGGCACCGCCGGGCAGAACCCGTGTGCACGGTCCCGTATGGCCGACGGTACCCCCACGGCGGAGTTTTGGAACGGCAACGGCATGGCGCAGCTGTCGGGCAAGCGGTTTGCTCGACTGGTGATCGTCCGGGCCGACACGAGCGTCGGGAGCGTCCAATGGACGCGGTTGGCGTCGGTCTTGGGAGTGGCACGACCCACCTACACGATCAACACGGGCGACACTCTGTCGTTCGACCGTGGTGGTGGTGCGCTGACCGCAACGTTCACGGCGGTGGCCGCCATCCTGACGGGTGCGGGCGCTACTTACGCGAACGTCGGGGGCGAGAGCATCACGCTGCAGATCGACGGACTCCCGCAGTTCACGGCGGTGTTTCTGTCGACTGACACGACCGTCGGGACCTGTGTGTCGAGAATCAATCAGTACGCGGGCTACACGCTGGCGAGCAACAGCGGCGGGCAGATTCGTCTGACGAGCCGTCAGCTCGGCTCGGCCGCGCTCGTCAAGATCGTCTCGTACGATGCGGGCGGTACTGCCGCGAAACTCGGGTTGCCGGGCGCCCCCAGCACGACCAATGGGTCGGGCAACGTTGCCAATTCCCAGGCCGTGACGTTCGCGGAGCTCAAGACGGTCGTGGAGGCGGCGGTCGCCAGTTCATTGGTCGACCAACTGCCCGACGGAACTCCCAGGGTTTCGAATCTCCTGCTGCCCGGCACCGGAACGTTCGCGGTGGTGGCGCCCCAGACCGCCACGAACTTCGGGTTCGTCGTTGGAACGACCAACAATTCGGCCGTCGGTAACGTCGGCACCATCCCGGCCGGCACGGTCGTCAAAACGGCCGGCGGCGTCAAATACGTGACGATGCAGGACGTATCGGTCGCGTCCGCCACGGCCGGTCCCTACTTGGTGAAGGTTCGGCACGCGTTGGACGACGGTACTGGTGCGGCGTCGTTGGCCGTAACGATCACGGTCGTCGATAGCGTGTCGCCCGTGACGTTCGATTCGTTCGCCGTGACCAACGCGTTGCCGACGACCGCAGCGCTCACGGAGTCGCAGATCGACGCCGCCTACACGACGGCGCTCAACGCCACGACCGACATCAACACGGTCGCCAAGGAAGTGAACCTCTCGTGGTGCGCGCGTCAGTCCAACGCGGTGCGCCGCGCGGGCAAGCAGAACTCACTCGACGCGTCGGCCAACGGTTGTTTCGGTCGCATGTTCTTCATGCGGCCACCCTTGGGTACGACCAAGGCGACGGCCCAGGGCAATGCGGAGCCGGGCGTCGGTCCCTACCGGGACCAACGGGTCGTCTACAACTACCCGGGGGTCCGGACGTTACTGCCGGCGATGGCGGCGGTCGGTACCGCTGGGGGCGCGGGCTTCACGGCCGATGGCATTCTGGATGTTGGGGCAGACGGGTTCTGCGCCAGCGTCTGCAGCCAGCTGGCGCCCGAGGAAAACCCCGGGCAGGACGCCGGGCTGCTGGGCAACATCGTGGGGGTCGAGAGCTCGGTCAATGCCCAGGGCTTCACGATCGGCGACTACAAGAACTTCCGGGCCAAGGGCATCTGTGCGCCGAGGATCGACGCTGGCATCGCGTCGTTCCAATCGGGCGTCACGTCGGTCGATCCCTCGGTGTTCCCGAACCTCCGGAACATCGCGCGTCGTCGCATGGCCGACTTCATCCAGGACACCTTGGCCAACGCGCTCAAGGGGTTCGGCAAGAAGTTGTCGACGATCCGTCGACGTAACGCCATCATCGGGCAGATCCGCGGCTTCCTCAACGGGTTGCTCGCCGTTGACAACGGTGCGGCCCAGAGGATCGGGGCGTTCTCGGTGCTGACCGGCGTGAAGGCGGGCAACACGCTCGAGACCCTGGGGCTCGGGATCTACCGGGTGAAGATTGCGGTCCAGACGCTCTCGTCGCTCGACTCCATCGTCTTGCAGACGACTATTGGCGAGTCCGTGGATGTGTCGGAGGCAGCGTAACGCCGGCTGCTCGAGGTCCTGAACGATAGAGCTCGGGTGACAACGCCTGCTCTTCCGTCAATCCTCGACTGATGCGTTGATAGAATGTTTCGCGAGAGACCGAACGGATCTTAAGCCATTCGGCCAACGTTTTGCGCTCACCCCCCACTTCAATCCATCGGGTGTTGCGGCGTGGGTGAGTGATGACCCGTGGACGACGATTGTTACTTTGCTCGGTTGCCGTTGCCCACCGAACGTTCCCCGGTTCGTAGTTCCCGTCGTTATTGGGGTAGCGGTCGAGGGAGTGATTTGGTGTGGGACGTCTTCCGACGTCTTCGAGGAATGCCACATAGGAGTCCTTCCATCGGGAGCACACCGAGATTCCACGGGCTCCATAGTGTGGGTAGTTTCTGCAGCGGGGATTGAAACACCGCTGGTTCATTGAGTCCCAGCAACGATATTCGGGAGTACCTCCGTGCGAAGCTTCACCGTGGGTCTTCGACGCGGCACCGAGGGCCCTGCCCAATTCGATCCTGAGACACCCACACGAACGTGAGGCCTTGGTTCGGAGTGAGTTCCCGCTGACGGCACGTTCTTCATCGGAGCAAGAACACTTGCAGACCCAATATTGGGTGCGACCCTTTTTAGGACCGATGCGTATCACGGTGAGCCTTTCGAACACGAGTCCCGTAAGATCAATGAACCTCGGCATGCTGACCTCCTGGTGTTGTAGGAATGTAACACAGGATTCGAAAGGGAACAAGACTTGAGCCAAAGAATTAAGGGACAAGAAATCGTCATCAACGTCATCAATGCGGGGACCCTCGAAGATACTTTGACGGCCATAACCGATTTCAATGACGAAGATATGTTGGAGATAAAACAACAGGGATACCTGGGCGAGACCAGCAACCGGGGCGACGAGATCTACAACGGCACCAAGTTCGACCTGTCGATGCACCTGCAGACGCAGGACTGGTTCCGGTTCAAGAACGCGATTCTGGCGCGCGCCCGTCGCAAGCAGCCGGACCTCGTGTTCAACGTGACGGTCACGTACTTCTTTCCCAACGGCGACAACCCCACCGTCACGTACCCGGATGTCAATTGGGGCCCCATCCCCAAGAACATCCCGAGCCGTGGCGACTATGTGAAGGTCAAGATGGAGGGCTTCGTCGGCTCGACTGACGACGCTCTCTCGTAAGACTTGAGGCGACCGGTTCCGTAGGGGACCGGCAGGAGGCACGGCGCAGTACGGGCCCCCGCGGGCGTACGCCTCACGGCGTGCCTCCACCCGCCCAAGGGGACCCACCAACGGTTGGTTGAAAAGCGCCGCGCATCGATGCGCGGTAAGAACCGCTCATGGTGGAAGCGAAACGACAGGGAACACCGCGGTCCATGCGGGAGCTGGGCGACAAGATTCGGGCACGTGAGGCGACGGCCGCGGAGGTCGCGGAGCTCGAGGGCGGCGAAACCGCTGACGACCCAACGGAAGACGAGATTGATGATCCGGAGGCCGAGGCGGATACGCGCGACGTTCCGCAGGTCATGGCGGCGGACTTCAACCCGGCGGTCGATCCGTCGAAGATTCCGGCGTGGGTGAAGATCCCGGCCGACCTAGAGTTCCCACCGACGGGCGTCACGTGGACCGCCATGAAGTTCGAACCTCAATGGACGGACCGGCCGCAGCTAGGGGAGCGGCAGTGCATCCTGTGGAACCTGTCGGTCGGGGACGAGAAGTTCTCGAGGCGGCGCGCGCGGGGCGACGGTGACGCCATGATGGACGAGCAGGCCAAGCAGATGATCCGAGCGATCGATGGCCATCGGATCAACTGGGGCAACGCCAATGCCGTGCAGAACCCCGACCTCTTTTGGGACGAGATCGGCAAGAAGTGCCGGATGCTGATCCTCAACCACTTCATGCAGTCCCACATCCTCGACAAGGCGGAACGCATGTATTTTTTTTCCAATTGCCTCGTTGTGAGGACGGTCGTGCCTTCCTCGACGGGGCGGACGAAGACCTCGCGCACGACTCAGAGGGGACTCCGCTAGAGCTTCGGGGGCGAAAGAGCAGGGCCTGGCCGATCGACCCTGACGATCTGACCGACCGGTTGGCCGAGCTCTCGATCCCCGGGTCCTACGACCCCAGCAACAGCAAGGCCCGGATGACCCCCCGGCACGAGCGCGCCCTGATGGTGTTGTGGCCGGCCCTGATGGTGATGGACCCGGCCGACCAAGAAAAGCAGCGGCGCCGCATGCTCACGTATTTGGGCCGTTATGGCCGCCAATCGAGCCGTGAAGAGGACTGGTGGGACACGGATCTCGAGGAGTTCAAGCTGAAGTTCGAGGACCTGTCGGAGGCCATCGGTGAGGAAAACGCCACGAGGGCCGCGACCGAAGAAGACGGGTAGCCTTCTGGGATGGCCGAGCGGGCAGGTAGTGAGGGATTTTGGGAGCACGTGCGATTTGTTTCGCCAGAACAGCGGGCCCGCATGACGCAAAAGCAGCGCGAGGTCCGAGCCGCCATGTCGCCGGAACAACGAGCGGCTTACAACAAGACCCACACGGAATACAGAGCAAAGGCTCACAAGCTGCATCCCGAAAGAGAACGCGATTACCAACGCAGAATCAAAACACCAAAGCGGGCGTGGAATCACCGGGATTGGATGTTGCGCTCCAAATATGGGCTGACCATCGAGCAGTACAACGAAATGGTTCAGCAATGTGATGGGCGATGTCACCTGTGCCACCGTAAATACGACAAATTGGTCATCGACCACTGCCACAAGACAGGCAAGGTTCGCGGTCTATTATGCAACCGGTGTAATCTTGGGTTGGGTCACCTAGGGGATTCACTAGAGGGTGTTCTTCTGGCTCTGAAGTACATGGAAGGACACAAGTAAAATTGGGCGACACCGTAGAGATTCGCAGCGTATTGCGGCTGGACGACCAATCCAGCGCGGTGGTCGACAAGCTGAAGAGCGGCTACGAGCACCTGGGCGAGCGGGTCCACGAGGTCGAGCATGAAATGGCCAGCATGCTCAAGCAGACGCTCGCGGTGGCGGCGGGCTTCCAGCTGTCCAACGGGATCGAGTCGGTCAAGGAGTTCGGACACGAGCTGATCGACGCGGCCAAAAACGCCGGCATGGAGACCAAGCAGTTGGCCGGGGCCATCGCGATGGGCGACAAGTCGGGCCAGACGTACGAATCGTTAACCGCGAAGGCCGGCAAGCTGCACGAAGAGCTCGAGGACCTGGGGGTGGCGGCGGGTGCGTCGACGTCGTCGATTGTCGATGCCTTCACGACGATCCAGGCGCGTTCTCAGAAGTCGGCCGAAGAGGTCCGCGGCCTGACCGAACAGATGGTCTACGCGAGCCGCGCGGTACCGGGCGGGATGGAGGGTATGGCCAATTCGTTCCGCGACCTGGAGAGCGGGATCGTTCGGCCGCGCAACGCGATGGTCCAGCTGATGGTGATGACCGGCACGGTCGAGGGCTCGGCCAAGAAGGTGGCGAAGGGGCTCAACGCCATGATGCAGCAGGGGCCGGCCGGCATGGAGAAGGTGACGGCCCTGGCGGAGCAAGCGATCTCCAAAATGGCCGAGAAGATGAAGGCCGCGCCCATGACGTTCGGGCAGGTCGTCGACTCGTTGAAGGACCTACGGGAGCAGGCGTTCGAGGCGATGGGCGGCCCCATTCTCAAAGCGATCCAGGGGCCGCTCGGCCAGCTCCGCCGGTACTTCATGGACAACAAGAAGTCGCTCGAGGAGTGGGCGACGATGGCGGGTGAGAAGGTGGGGGTCTGGATCAATGAAGCCGCCACCAAGATCCAGGAGGGCTTCCAGTACCTCAAGACCCACGCAACCGAGATCAAGGACGCGATCGTTTCGGCCGCGAACGTCGCGAAGTCGGTGGTCGAGTGGATCATCGCGCACCGCGAGATGATCGCGATCGCGTTCGGCGCGAAGCTGGGGATCGGGGCCCTCGGTAGTCTCGCGTCGGGCGTTGGGTCGGGCATCGGCGCGGTCAAAGGGATTGCGGCGGCGGGCGCCCCGGCCCTTGGGATCGCGGGCGGAACGGCCGCGGCGTTTGCCGCGACGGTCGCGGCGTTTGCGGCGGCCGTGGGGGCGTGGACGTGGGCGATCAGCGAGTGGAACAAGCTGCAGGACCTCACGCACGGCAAGAGCGATGCCCTGCAAAACGAAGAGGCCCGCAAAGTACGGCTCCAGCAGATGGGCGGGTCGGTCGACAAGATCAACACCAAGGAGTTCGATCAACTGCGCAAGAAGTTCGTCGAGCAGGCCGACGCCATGGGGATGACGGAGCGGGCGGCCGGCGCGTACGCCGATAGCTTGTGGAACCAGCACCGCGCGCTGCGCGAGATGGCGGACCAGGCGGACGCCGCCGCCACCAAGGCGGATCGGGGGCAGGAATTTGAGGGCGCCAGCGACTTGGTCGTCCTGTACGACAAGGCCGTCCAAACGCACAACACCGGCATGATGCAGTACGTGGCGAACGTCCTGGCGGGCAACCAGACGCTCCAGAACGCGTTGCTGGCGTCGGGCGCGAACGTCGAGGGCGGGTTCGACGCCCTGGGCGACCTCGTGATGGGTAAGTCCGAGGAGTTCGGCAAGATCCTGAAGGGCATGGGGAACGATGCCGGCAAGGGCAAGCTGCCGGAAAAGATGTCGGTCAACTTCAACGGCTCGACCTTCAACATCAAGCAGGATTTCCGCGACCAGGACCCCGACCGCATCATGCTGACGTTCAAGCGGGACCTCGTGAGGGCCGCGGTCAACCGCTCACAAGCGCACGTCGGCACGAGCTTCGGTATGTAGCTGGTTGAGGGCCTGGCCCCAGGGTGTAAGACTGGGAAAGGCGAAACGGAGAGATCATGCAATTCGGAAAACGACCATTCCCCCCACAGGCGTCTCCTTCGGACGAGTCTTCCTCGGAATCCTCGAGTCCCGAGGCTTCGTCGATGGAGTCGTCGTCTTCGGAAGAGGCTTCGAGCCCGTCGGCCGCCAGTCCTTCGGCCTCCCCCTTCCCCCCCAAGGGTGGGAAGCCCAAGATGGGGCGTGGCCTGATGGCGTGGGCCAAGAAATAGGCCGACCGCGCATCGATGCGCGGGCCTATCGTTGGGGCGGCTCTGTGAGCGCTCGTTCGACAGACCAGCCCATTCGAAGGCGTTGCCAGATTCGTAGACGGGTCGAGCCTAATTCTTCCGCCCAGGCCGAGATGCACTGAGTTTTTGCATTGAAGGTCAGCAGGACGGCCGTCCTACGATTTCGGGATTGCTCCTTTTTGGTGGCCCACCGGACGTTGCCGGGTTCGTAGTTGCCGTCGTTGTTGGGGAACCGATCGATAGACCAATCGGGACCCGGTCTCGGTCCTACGTACGCGTAAAAAGCTTCGAAGGAAGAAACCCAGTCCGGATGAACCCGAATCCCGCGACCCCCATAGTTTGGATAGGCCTCGTTGTTGGGGTTCAAGCAGCGGTCTTTTAGGTGTTGCCAGACGTAAAAGGTTGGGTTCTTCCTTCCACCGGGAAGTCTCGACAGACCATGAGTCGTTTTCACGGGATTGGTCTCGGTCGCCAAACACCCGCAGGACTTGGTGTTACCTGACTTGAGGTTGCTGGGTGGGACCTCCGTTTGGTTTCCACACTCACAAGCACAGCCCCAACGTAGTCGTTTGCCTGGAACCTTGATCCTGGTGTGCGCCGTTAGACGTCCAAACTTCTGGCCCGTGAGATCCTCATCTCGCATTTGCTAGGCTCATGACGTGTCCGAAGGTAGCTCTGTATCGATCCAGGAATTGGGGGGAGACAAGCGACTCCTGGAATTGCGGGGACCAGGTCAGCCATTCAAAGGGGCCACTTGGAAGGGTACTCAAAAGGTTATCACAAGTTGGTACCCGGGTAACGCCATTGAGGCGACCCAGCAGGTCCTGGGACCCCAGGAGGAGCCGTCCGAGTGGGAGGGTGAGTGGAACCGCACGCGCCTGGGCCGCACCCCCTGTCTGTTCGTCGACGGCAACGGCAGTCAGACGAAGGTGGTGTCGCCGACCTTCCTGAACGACGTGATGGACGACTTCCGGATCCGGGGGTCGAAGCTAAGGGTCACCTGGACGGTCGTCGACGACAGCGGAACCCCCCGGGCCTCGAAGGTACGGGAGGGACGGCTGGCGTCGTTCGAGGTGCAGGTCGATACGGCCTATGACTTCCGGTGGAAGGCCAAGTTCGATTGGAGTGGGCGGGGCGGCACCCAGCAGAAGGTCGTGGCGACCCGCGACGGTGACCTCGACTCGTCCGTCAGGGCCATGACGTCCGCGTACAACGACTTCGTCGCGACGGCCGCGCGCGCCAAGCTCGTGACGTCCAGGGCAACGCTCTTGAAAGCGCCAACGACCCTGTCGCTCGGTCAGCTCGAACAGCTCACGCAGGTGCCCATCAAGCTGGTGGAGGCGGCGCTCCGGCCCATCGGTAAGGCAACGGCCGACCTCGCCCAGCTCGGCAACATCGTGGCGTCGGTCCGGGCCATCCCGTTCCAGATCGCAAACGCCGCGCTCGCCCGCGCGAATGATGCGATCGCCGTGGCCAACCAGTTTCACGACAAGATGGCGAGGCGTCCGGCCGAGCTCAACACCACCAAGTCGAGTGTATCGGCGCTGACGCGGGCGTCCCGGTACTTCTGGCAAACCACGGGTTCGGCCGAGCAGGTGGCGCAGCAGGCCCAGGCGTTGAAGGCGCGGCTGACGTCCGGCGGCAAGCACCCCAACGACGTGCAGCCCCGCCGGACCGTCGCGATCCACGTCGTGAAGGCGGGCGATACGTTGCCGGCGATCTCACAGCAGTATTTCGGTACGCCCGACCGCGCCACCGACATCGCGCGCGCCAACCGTCTGCCCTGGCACCAGAACGCCCTGAACCTCGGCCGGACCCTCGTGATCCCACTGGTCGACTCAAACAAGAGCTAATTCTTCGCGACCACCACCCACTGTTCGCAGTACAGCCGTATCTCAGGGTGATCGTGCTTGTTGATGAACACCCTGGCTTTATTTACTGTTAGCATCGTTCCAGGAACGGCTAGAACAGAGCCATCGAAAGGGTCGCCAATTCTTGGCCGTGGTGTTCGAGGATGCGATGATCCCGGACCATCCTCATGATCGAGAAGTTGCTGCTTTTTTCGGCGACAATGCGGTGGGGGAGAAACCAGGGAGATAACTTGCTCCCTGGCTCTTTCCTTGCCTCACCCGACCACACCTAGCCCGACCCGACCATATCGCGCCTTAACAGGTCTTGCCCAGCTTTGCCGCGCCTCATCAACACCATGGCGCTACCCTAGGCCATGGCCGAGCGGGAAGCAGGGGAAGTTACCGATTGCCGAACTTCGGAGGGGTCGTCAGGGTTTTCTCATCTGACCATCCCTGGCGCTTCCGGTAGCTGATGGTCGACACGTGGTACCCGCGGTCTTTGGCCCAATCGACTGCACACATCGTTCGTCCCTCGAAGGTCAACCAAACGTTCGACCTTCTGTTACGACTCTGCGCGCCTGAAAGTGCCCAGATCACGTTTTCTGGTTCGTAATCACGATCGTTGTTTTTTCGCTCTAGCGTGTGAAGCGGGGAAGGTGGGGGCCCAACATCATCAAGAAATGCAGTGAAGCTTTTCTTCCATCGGTCGCAGACCTTAATTCCGCGGGCACCGTAATCCTTGTACTTTGAGACTAGGGGGTTCGAACAGCGTTGTTTCATTGTCTGCCAACGCATGTACATCGGGTGCCAATTTTTTCGTCCCCCAGTAGTCAAACCATGGGTAGTTAGGGCAGCGCGAGAACGTTCTTTCCTGATATGCCCGCAGGAAATCACTTTTTTACCAAGAACATCCGTGCGCTGGACCTCCTTCTCAACCCCACAAGAGCAGCGGACGCGAATGTATCGCCGACGCTCTGCTGGTCCAAGGATGGTAAGTTCGCCGTATGGTGATTCGGGTTCCATGCGAGAGCTTAGCACATGCCTGAAAAGGAAAGTCTTTCACAGGACTATTTTCCCTCAGCGAAATTGCGGTTGATCATCCGGTTCGAAGAATTCGGGCGGGTCCAGCTGGTCAAGAGCAAGGCACCGGTGAAACTTGCCCATACTTTGCGTGGTACGACGTCAACGCGAGGTGCCATGACGGTCGAGAAGGATCCGACGGCGCCGGCTGGGACGACCCGTTACCTCGTGTTGCCGGCGAGCGGTGCGGCTTCCGGGGGCCCGCAGAAGGAGGACGCCAGCACCGATCAGCTGACGTGGCCGATCGGTGGGATCATCCCGAAGGACGCCTCTTGGAAATTAAACGGCATCAGAACGGCCAGCGAGCTCAAAACGACGATCAAATTCGTCGACATGCCGTTCGATCCCCGGTGCATCCGGTCGTGTGCGGTCGAGTACTACTTGGGCACGCTGGCGGAGCGCGACTACTTCGATGGGGTCGGCGGGGCCGTCAGGGGTGCGTCCGATCGCAACGGCGCGGGCGGCGAGAGTCTGTTGATCCTGCCGGACCAGTGGGTCGATCAGAACGGGAGGATCCGCACGAACCTGCGGTTTCAGGGATGGGTGGACGAGTGGGAGGTCGAGTGGCCCGACGAAGACGAGCCGCGCGTCACGCTGACGTGTCGCGACAACACCAAGGTGCTGATCGACCAGGAGGCCCCCCACAAGCTGGTGATCGCGGCCAACAAGCCGATTGACGAGGCGATCGCCGCCTACATCGCGAACTTTCCGCAGTGCGCGGGCCTGTCGGTGGAGTATCGGCCCGGCGGGATCGATCCCCCGAAGCTTGGGCCAGCGCTCGCCAAGACGGCGTTCAAGCCGAAGCTCGGTCCCACGCCGACGGGCGGCGGGGGCGGCGGTGGAAGTTCGAGCAAGCTGTCGGTGTGGGACTACCTGACGGACGTCTGCGGATCGCTCGGCCAGATCATCCGGATGGACGGCACCGTCATCGTGGTGCAGGAGCCGCGGTCGCTGTTGTCGACGGAGGCGCCCGCGCGCGCGGACGATCCCTTCACGACCCGAACGGTCGCGGGCCTCACGATGCAGCACCGACACTTCATCTACGGGCGCAACGTCAAGAACTACAAGATCGCGCGTCGCTTCGGCAAACAAGCACCACAAAACGTGGAGGTCCGCAGCTACAGCACGCTGCGCAAGACCATGCTGGTGGAGCGGTATCCGCTGAAGGGTCAGTCGATCGTGACGGACGCCAACCCTGGTGACGGCCATAGCGAGCAAAAGTATTTGGTCTGGAGGGTCCAGGGCATTACCGACCGCAAAGTCCTGCGGGTGATCGCGCAGTCCGTGTACGAGACGGTCGGGCGCAATGAGTTGTCCGTCAACATCCAGACCCACAACCTCGCGAGCTTCGGTGGTGACAACACCGATCCCGACATCCTCGACATGAAGGTGGGGGACCCGGTCGAGCTGTTGGTCGCGCGCGACCAGGACTACAACAGTCTGACCAACATCGAACAGAACATGCTGATCGCCGAGAGTGGGAAGTTGCTGTTGGAGGCGGCCGGTTATTCCGCCGGCATCGCCGATGCTTACGCCAAGGTCTACGGAGACTCGGGGTTTCAATCGACCTTCAGGACTCGGGACTTTGCGGTCGACTGGAGCATCGAGGACGGCGTCGCCATCACGGTCGGGGCCGTCAACTACATCGAGGTCCGGGCCGACAAGGTGCTGCCCCAGGGCGAGCAGCAGCTCCAGAACTACGGCGGCAGTAGCGTGGCGACCAACCAGAAGCAGCCAGGGACGACCTGATGGACCTGTTGGCAGTACGTGAGGCCTTCGCGGGACCCGCACAGCAATGGGTGTCGTACGGGATCGTCGACGACGACCAGCCCGACCAGAAGGCCGTGGTGTTCGATCCGGACCACGGACCGCTCGTTTCCGTGACGTTGCAGCCCAGTGGATCGCCCGTGGTCTGTCGGGTGGGTGGCTGGTGTGCGGGCATCGGGGAGGCCGAGTACTTCCCGTTCATCTCGGGCGATGAAGTGGTGGTGTTGATTCCCGAGGGGAACGAACGGGCCGGCTGCATCATCGTGTCGCGCGGTTCCAACCAGATCGATCAGTTCCCCACGACCGTCGGCGGTCAGGACGTCACCAAGAACACGACGGCGTTCCGTCGGATGCGGTGCCCGTTCGTCTTCGAGACGGCCGACTCTTACCTCGTGAGGGCCGCGACCGCCGGCAACTTCCTGCTGTTGGAAAAGGCGGGCAACTGCACGTTGTCCGATGGCTTCAAGGACTTCGTGCACGTGGGGGCCGACTTCGTCGGCATGCAGGCGAGCGATCAGGATGGAAACCCCACGCTGCTGTTGCAGCTCGACAAGAACAACAACCTCGTGACGATCGAGGCGGGCGACCAGGGTAAGTTCATCGTCGGGGGCGACGGGACGGGCGCGTGGGTGGCGGCGACCTCCCTGTCGTTTGGGGCCGGCGGGATGGTGCCGTCCGAACACATCACAACGATCGAGGCGATGGCCAACGTGCTGGTGAAGCTCGGGACACTCGTGGGAGTGCCGTGGACCGAGCTCAACGTAGCGGGGGCCATTGCGGCGGCCGGTGTTGCCCCCATCACGCTCGCAACCCTCGGGGTCATCCAGACGGCCCTATCGAAGAAAACGCAAAACACCACCGGGCTGCTGCCAAGCGTTGGCTGTCCTGGGATCCTGGGGGGTTAGATGGGAAGTCCTTCGCCGCCCGATGCACCGACGCCCGCGGCCCAAGCGATCGTCACGGCTGACGCCGGGTTTAGCAACAGTCCGCCCGCCGCCAGTCTCTGCGGGTTCAAGATCCCCAAGCTGTTCATCAACTTTGGGCTACACATCCCGTTCCCGTCGCTCCCGCCGTTCCCACCGAAGTTCAAGCTGTCGCTCGGCATCAACTGTGATCTCAAGAACCCGCTGTCGTTCTCGGCGGGGCTCGAGTGGGGCGGTGGGCGGGTCGGCGTCCATGACCCCGATCCCGACGACCAAGACGAAGGCTAAGATACTGGATGCCGGATTCTGGATGGGGTTCAGCGCCGTGGGGTGGGTTTCCCTGGGGCCTTGCGGGAGGCGTGACGCCTGCGTCCGTCGAGCTCGCGGAGGCCGTGGCGATCCGTGAGAACATGGTCCAGCTGTTCTTCGTCGAGGAGCTCGAGTTCACGGGTCTGTTGGGTCTGAACGATGCGAGCTACCCCACGCACTACGCCGTCACGCCGGTCGCCGGGACCATTGGGTCCGACGGGCTACCGGCCCGGTCGGTCGGTGTCTTGTTGGTCGAGAACGTGGCGGATGGGGGAATCCCCGGCAGCATCGTGAACCTGACGCTGGACCGCCCGTTGAGTCCCTATCCGGCCCAGTATCTCGTGACGGTGCAAAACCTCGTTACCATCCCGATGACCGTGCTGAACCCGACGAACGCCAACGCCACGTTCTTCGGAACCCAGCAGCCCGCCCCCAACCTGACGGTCCAGCAGTCGCTACCGTCGCGCGACATCGCGCACCCCGACACATTGGAGGCGGCGCTCGACCCCCTGCCCAACGCCCAGGACCCCACGGTCTTGGGGTCGATCCCCACGGGTTCGGACGGTGACTACGCGTTCGACGAGGGCATCGTCAATCTGAAGAAGCGGGTGTTCCGCCGGCTCACCACGACCAAGGGTCGGTTTCTCCACTTGGGCGCCAGCTACGGCGTGGGCGTCCAGAACTACCTGAAGCGGCTGAACATCCCGTCGGTGCGGCAGCAGATCGCGGCCGACGCGGAGTCACAGATCTCGCAGGAGCCGGACGTCCAGAAGGTGAAGGTCCGGGTCGTGGTGTCGGTGGACGTCCCGGAACAATCGAGGTTCGTCATCCTGATCAAGCCGGTCGCCGGTAAACCCGTCCGGTTCGATGCCCCCCTGATCGCACTTTAACCAGTGAGACCGGTGACGACCTGCTGTAGAAATTCTTTGAATTGGAGCACCGTCAAGATCCCGCGCGCGCGGTTGATCCAAGATCCGCACAACACAACGTTTCCATCTTCATAACCCTTCGTGTTGTCCAACCGGTCGATGGACACGATCCAAAGGTCGGTGAACTCGTGGGTCATGGGCACATGCGTCCAAAAGCACCGACCTTCTTGCCGGTCCCACAAGGCTTGAAGATACGTTTTATCTATCGTGCAGGGACAATGCTGGCCGTTGCGTTCTCTGGCGGATGAATGTTGGCGAGCTTTTCGGAGGGTGGTGGTCGCCCAATTCTTGATTGCGTCCCTTCTGGCGCGATCACGATGTTTTTGGGGGTTCTCGGCATATCGGCGGCGGCAGTAGGCCCGCACTGCTTCGGAGTTATTTTTGTTGTAGTTTTTGTGGTACTTTCTCGTTTTTTCGGGATGAGAATCCCTCCACTTTTTTTGTTACTCCTTCAGTTCTTCGATGTGAGCAGCGCGCCAGTGTCTGTTGTACTGGCGCTGTCGTTCTTTGCGTTCCTCGTCGGTCATGAAGCCCTATGCCACTCTGTGAACCATGGATCTGCCCTCCCGTCTTGATCTATTTGCTCGAGGAAGGCAATTTGTGCTGCAGCGGGCCGACAAGATCGACCCCGCGCAGGTCGACATCCAGGGGTCCGACGTCAACGTGTTCGTCGGTTCGACGTCGGTCGTGGCGTTCGAGGTCGTCAAGCAGCTGGCGTACTCGATCAATCGGCTGCTGTTGGACGGCGCCGAGGGCGAAGACCTCGACCGGTATGCGTGGGACCGGTATCAGCTGGCGCGCAAGGGCGCGAGCCCAGCGGTCGGTACCGTCACGTTTTCGAGGAACTCGGCGGTCGTGGGGGCTGGGACCGTTCCGGTCGGCACGAAGGTCGCGACCAACGACGGCATCGAATACCTGACGACGACGGCCGCTTCATTTGGTGCGTCCGACCTGGTGGTGTCGGCAGACGTTCAGGCGGTTCAATCGGGCAAGTCGTTTCAGGTTGGGGCCAACCAGATCGTTAGGATCGGCGCCAACGCCGCTCCCGTCTTCGACCAGACCATCGTGGTCAACAACGACCTCCCGACGGCCGGCGGTGAGGACCGCGAGGACGACGAGACGTTCAAGTCGAGGATCCGCGACTTCTGGAACACGGCACGCCGCGGCACGCTCGCCGCTATCGAGTTCGGCGCCAAGGCTGTGCCGGGTGTGGTGTCGGCCCAAGCGGTTGAGGTCATCACGACCGGCAACACGCCCGCGCGTGTCGTCCTGCTGTACATCGCGGACAGCAGCGGCGTGGCGAGCCGGGCGCTCGCCAACACGGTGTCGAATTCGCTCGGTGAGTTCCGGGCCGGCGGGATCGCCGTGATCGTGTCGACCTCGGTCCCGCAGATCGTCGACATCGTGTTGAAGCTGGTGTTCCAGGGGAACGTCGACACCGTCACGCTCAGCGCGGCGATCGTCGGGTCCGTCATCGAGTTCGTCAATTCGATTCCCGTGAACGCGCCGTTGCTGGTGGCGGATCTTCAAGCCGTGCTGAGTCGGTTCCGGTCCGACGGGTTGGTCGTCACGACTGACGCGACCACCCCGGCCAACAGCTCGATCGTGTCGCCCACGGGCGACATCGTGCCGGACGCCGGTAAGACGATCCGAACGACATCGTCCAACGTCACCCTATCGGTGTAGCGGATGACCGCCCCCATCATCCCGACGGACGGCCCTCTTTCGGAAGCTGACCTCCAGCGGATCTGGGAGTCGAGCGTCGACGACCTGTTCGCCCAACCGCTGACGGAGCTCGGTGACGGCTTTGGGCTCGAGGTGTACGGCCAGATGTTCGCGCAGCTGGCGCGCGTGTCCCGGGCGGTCGATGTGTCGACGCAAGCGATGTACATCCTGCCGTGGAGCGGCCAGACCAACGATCCGGCTCGAGGTGAAGCGCGCGCGACCGTCACGCTGACGTTCACCCGGACCCAGCGGCTCGAGTTGCCGATGGTGGTGACGGGCGACGTCTTCATCGACGAAGAGACGACCGACTGGGGAGACAATCCGGGGGACTCCGGCCAGGTCGTCAACACGGGTCGCCGCTACACGCTGGTCGAGCCCTTGGTGTTTGCCCCGGGGGTCGCGGGCCCGCTCACGGGGTTGGCCCAGGCTGAACGACCGGGCTGGGGCTACAACAACCCGCAGCCCGACACGATCGTTGCGGTCGAGCAGGAGGGCGGCGACTTCGTCGGGTTGAACGCGACGGTCGCGGTACCGGCCGTGAGTTCCGCGACGATCACGGGATCGCCGGAGCCCGACACCTTCATCCCGGCGCACGTGGGTCAGTACTTTCTGCTGACGGCTGGGGCGAACGCCGGGAAGGTCGTGAGGGCCACGGGCTACGTGGGACCCGTGGCGGGCCAGGGCGGCACCATCCTGGTGGACCGGGAGCTGGCGCTCGACGGAACGTTCGCCGGCACGTTCTTCGAGGGCGAGGCGGTCGTCCAGGCCGGGACCGGCGCGACCGGTGTGTTCCTGGGGGCAGGCCCGACCGTCATGGTGGTGGCGATCCTGACGGGGCCGGTGGGTGGTGCCGGCGTAATCACGGGCGTCGTGAGTGGCGCGACCTTCACGCCCACCGCCATCGCGGTGGATTCCGGCCTGACACCCGAGGTAGGGGCCGCGGCGTGGCGTTCCTTCAGCTGGGCGGCTGACTGGGGCCTCTTGGTGACGAACACGGCCTCGCCCACGGGCGGGCGGCTCGGCGCGCTGGACGAGCTCCTGGGAGGCGAGCGCAACATCCCGATGGGTGCGGGCGAGGACGACGAGCGATACCGGCGCCGGGGGTCGCGGCCCGCGGACGTCGTGGCGCCCAACGCGATCGTTCGCGTGATGAACGGGGCGTTGGCGCCCGTTGGTCTGACCGGGTGCTTCCGGGAGGCGGGACAGTCGACGTTGCCGGGCTTCTACTACGACCGCTCCGACCTGGGCGATTGGTACGACATGGACGCGTGGGTGCTGAACGGCCCGTTGGACCCGTCGCGCTACGGGTGGTTCGAGGGTGAACCGGTCCAACAGCTTGATCCGGTGACCGGGAGGATCGCGACGGGGCGCGCGATCCTGAAGTACGATTTCATCGGTCCCGGGCCCCAGCTCTATCTGGAGTCGGTAGCGGCGGGGTCCGGGACGTTCGTCGCGTCGTTGCCGATGGTCGGCCAGCGCAGCGGTCGTGCCTATACGCCACCGCCCGGTAACGTCATCGGCGGCCCGGACCCGGCGCTTCGGTATCGGTACCTGTTCGATTACCTGGAGATGCGGGCGTTCTTCTTGATCGCGGTCCCGACCGTGAACTTCGGGGAGTTCGGGTTCGCGTGGGACGTCTACCCGACCGGGGCGTTTGATTCGGCTCCCTTCGCATCCTTCTACGACGGGTTCGCGGCGTCCGCGAGTGCTCTTTACTCGTCGGTCTACCGGTCGATCAACCCGATAAAGGCCGGCGGCGTTGGATTTTCAGTCATACGTGACGACGGTCCATGTCCCTGACGAGTCGATGCCCTGGTTGCAGGGCTGCTCATCCTCACCAGTGTGCAGCTTGCAAGGCATACAAACGGGCTTGGGCAGCGGCTCACAAGAAACCATACGTCGCCACTGAAAAATCGAGGGCTCAACGCCACGCTTACTATCTAGCCCATCGTCACGAATGGTCGGTAAGTTCTCCCGAGGTTCAGGCGAGAGCTAAAAAGAAGTACTACGAAACCCACAAAGCCACGGTGAAGGCTCGGTCCAAGGCTTGGAAGGCGGCCAACCCGGAGAGGGTGAAGACCTCATCGTGTAAGGGGATTCGCTCCTGGAGGGCGAGGAATCCCACCAAGGTGAAGGCTCAAAAGGCGGCCTGGAAACATCGTAGACGGGCAGCGGGTCCGCTGAAAACATCAACGGTCGCCGCTATCCTGCTGAATTCAAATGGATGCGTGTATTGCGGGAGTCCTGGGCCCCTGACGTTGGAGCATCTTTTGGCGACGACAAAGGGAGGAACTAACGAACCGGCGAACCTCAAGGCGGCCTGCGTATCGTGTAATTCTTCAAAACAGGACAAGCCGTGGAAGCTGTGGTTCCGGAAGCAGGCGTTCTACTCGGTCGAACGGGAACGCCAGATCGACGGACCCTGTCCTTAGCCGCTGGGGGGTCAGCGTGGCACCTTCACAGGGCTAAAGCGGAGGCCGCATGGGTTCAGGGTTCAAGCGAGAGGTCATCAACCCGCGCGAGCGCGCGATCAGCACCGACATCAACCGCGCGCAGGCGTTTGCCGCGTCGGATGCCGCGACGGTCGGGCGGCTCCGACAGCTCGCCAAGAGCTCGGTCGCCAGTTCCGGGGGGTTGGCCGCGCTGGACGCGACGACCGCCACGCCGTTGCTCGGTGAGGTCGAACACGGCCTGACGGTTCGGCCGCAGCTCGGTGGGGCCCTGACGCTCGTGGAACCGGGGGTCGCGTGGGTCATCAATCCCGACGGCACCCCCCAGGCCGACGATTCGCCCTGTAAGATGGTGAACGACCCGGGCGTCACGGACGGCACGACCCTGCTGCTGCCGGCCAACGCCTCGGGCAGCACGCTCATCGGGGTGGTGGAGTGCAGTCGGGTCGACACGGTGCTCGAGACGGACAACCGCGACATCTTCGATCCGGGCACCGGGTTGTTTGCGCCGGCCGTCGTCAACAAGGTGGTGGCGGCGCGCTTTCAGTACCGGATCCGCACGATGGCGTTGGCCGGTGGGTTCGCCGGTTCTGCCGGTTGGATGCCGTTGGCCATCTTCCTGCAGCCCAACGCCGTCAACGCGTGGGACACGATCGAAATGTGGGATGTCCGACCACTCGCGTCGGACCGCGCGGTACCGGAGGGAAGGATCTCGCGGGCCGATGTTTCGGGTGGCGGCGCCGACATCAACGCGAAGCCGTCGGTTCGTGACGTCTACATCAACGTCGAGAACATCGGTGGACCCGGGAACGTGATCGTCGGGACCTGTGAGGTCGTGGGGGCGAACGGTCGATACCTGGGAGGTCAGTTCCTTCAACAGGGCGGTTCCCAGTTGAACTACACGTGGGCCGAGCTCACGCCCACCGGCTACAGCTTCGGGGGCGCCACGGGCGTCGTCAATTACCTGTATTTGTGCACGCCCTACGGGCTGCCCCGGTGGTGTAAGTACGGGACCGCGGCGATCGGCACGGGACTTGGTGGACGAGCTCCCGGACGACTCAGAGGGTTACCGGTGGTGTCGACCACCATGACGGCGGGCGGTTGGTACAGCAACGCCATCACGCCCGTCACGATGCCGTCGTCGTGGAACACGGCGCCCGTGTGTGTTCCGCTCGACACGGCGTGCGTGTGGACGTTCTTGTCGGCGCCGGGCCCGACCTTTCCGCTCGACATCACGACCGACGGGACCGTCACGTGGCAGAACCCCGCCGAGAACGTGGCGGTTGGTGACGTCACGGGGGGCGGCGCCACCACCCAGTTGGTCAACTTCGACTTCGTCGGCAACACCCACTATCCCAACAACGCGCGGGCCATCTGGGTGCAGGTGGACGTGGAGTACGGGATCAACGTCCCGTCACCCGGGACCGCCGTGGTCGAGGCGTTTTCTCTACAGCCGGGGACCAACCGACCGGTCGCCAAGGTGTTGAGTCAGGCGCACCAGATTCTGGCGGGCGGGATCTTCGTGCGGCACGACTTGTTCCGCGTGCCGGTCGACCCAAAGACCGGCAACACCGGCACCTTCACCACGCGGGTGGAGTACGACCACAACGGCGCGGCCTTCGCGTATGTGGCGGCCCCGACGATTGCGGTTGGCCGGGTGGTTGGCTGGGAGATCTGAACCAGTAGGCCGGGTGGTATCGTTGCGGGATGAACTTTGACCGCGACAAACCAGACCGGTCGGTCCGGCTGCAGCACCCGGCGGCCGATGAGTCGTGGCCGCCCAAGCCGATCGTCCGGCCGAGCTCCGATCCTCCGGCTCACCACGCCGTCGGCCCCCATCTCGAGTGGGGGACCCGGCGGCTCGACTGGATTTGGAAGATCCTGCTGGTGATCGCGACGTGCGTGGGGGCCGGGTGGGCCGGTCACGCCGCCATGACGGCGTGGTCGAGCTCGGTCGTGACGGTCGAGGCCAACAAGCCGACGCTCGAACGCCTGAAGAAGCTCGAGGACGACCGTGATGCCGTCAAGCTCCAGCAGCACGACGAAGCGCGAGATCTCCTGCAGCTACGGAAGGACTTCGACGAATACCGGAATCTGCACCCCGACGTCATCCAGCCGAAGCCCAACCCGTTCCGTCGCTAGAGCTTGATCGTCAGGCGCGTGACCGAAAGCGTGAACGACGCCGATGTGATGCCGTCGCCGCTCACGGAGTGGGAGCCGTTGCCCTTGACGATCACGCCGTTGAATTCGCCGTAGCGGTCGGCCGGCGCGAGGGCCTCGATGATGGCGGCGGCTCGTTCGCGGATCGCCAGGATGTCGTAACCCTCTTGTTTGCCCTTGTAGTTGCTGGCCAAGTTGGCCAGCGTCTCGACCGTTGCCTTGGCGACGCCCTCTTTGGTCCCGACGTGTTCGAAGCTCCAGCTCATGATGGCCTCCGGGATGCCGATGGCGCCTAGTAACCGACGCCGTTCTTTTCGAGGACCCGGTCCATCAAAGTCCGCGCAAGTGAAACGCCGTAGATGCTGCAAATCTTCATGCAGGAGCTGACGATGTCGGCCGACGCACAGACGATCGTTTTCACCCCATCGTCGTCCGGCACGGGTCCGAGGTTTGAGTGGTCGACCTCTTCGAGCACGCGCGCGATCTTGCCCAGTGCCTTGGTGATGTGGAGCACGCAGTGGTTGACCAGGAATGGAGACCGGAACGCGTTCACGTCGTGCCGTTGACGTTCGGCGTACTCGAGGACCCAAGGCTGGTTTTTCTGGGCGTAGTCGAATGTCAATTCTTCAGCGCTCACTCGGCGCGGACCGTCTTGCATGTGGTTCTCCTGGGTTGTCGTAGGTGCCCGCGGCCCGGGTCTCCCGGGACTGAGTCGCGTTGTCGGCGTGCCTCTCGCTTGGGCTACCGCGGGCTGCCGTGGGATGGCGCGTTTGGTAGCGGCGCCGCGAATTGAACACGGAGAATCCGGGTTATGAGCCCGGGGTGGGACCGTCCCTCACCGCTGTCCACACGATACCGCGGGGTTTGGGACCGCGCATCGATGCGCGGTAGGATCCAGCATGCTGAACATGACCAACATCGAAAACTCGTCCCTGGCGGTCCCGGCGTGCATCGCGGCGGTCAAGGCGTTGCGCGACACCTTCCCCAAGATCGACGGCCTGCTGGTGCTGGCGGCGTCGTGTGCGGTGGGGGCGGGGCTTTCCTACCTGTTCACCGATGCCGAGTCCATCAAGCAGGTTGTCGGCCAAGGCCTGCTCTGGGGGTTCACGGGCAGCGGCTTCATGGTGGTGGCGGACCGCATCGCCGGCTCCACCCCGGCGGCCAAGTAAAGCCGTGCTGAAGATCCGGGTGTTGTTCGTGAAGGCCCCGGGGCATCCCCCAACGGTCGTGAGAGACGCGAGGGTTCCGGCCACCGGGTTCATCGAGCTCGCGGTGTTGCCGGCGGTCCGCCAGATCCTCCACCCCATCACAAGCGTCGGGGGTGAGCTTTGGGAAGTGCAGGGCTCGTGGGTGTCGCCGATCCCGGGCGTCGACTTCGACGTCA